TACATGGGCTATAAATCTTCTTGACAGATTATTTATAGTAGGATAGTATAGGACTATGGAAACAAAAACAAATTACGACTACACAAGACGTAATAGATTCTCAGGTGAATCTATTGAACTAACAAAAGAGGAAGCGGAGAAACACGATAAGATATTTTATCACGAAGCTTTAGCTACTCTTGAAGATAAAGAACTAGGTGAAGGTGCAAGCAAGCACTGGCAAGAAATGAGAAACTTATTAGATTGGTTTATTAAGAATAATGCTAAAGCATATATGGTTTTACTAGACTAAACCACAGGTTGTGGCGCCCCTGCGGGGCGTCGCTCACCTCGGCCCTTCGGGCCTCGAGGGGTCCCAAAACATTTCTAAAATACAAATTTATTTATATAGTTAATTTACATATATACAAAAGGGGTCCCAAGACTGCCTATATATTGCTTGATTTGAACATACATAGCCTATAAATTGTTTATGGGTTCCAAAATCAACCTCAAAAAATTTTGCAAAAAAATATATGGAAATAGACTTAGAAAAGATAAAGAAACTCCCAGCTGATGTGCGTAAGGACTTTATGAAGATGTTCTTGCAACTACAAGAAAAAAAGAAGTTAAACAAAGCAAAATCAGATTTTCTTTCTTTTGTAAAACACATTTGGCCAGAATTCATTGAAGGTTATCATCATAAAATTATTGCAAAAAAATTTAACGAAATGGCAAGTGGTAAGATTAAGAGATTAATTGTGAACATGCCACCAAGACATACGAAGTCCGAGTTCGCCAGTTCCCTGTTGCCTGCTTGGATGATCGGGAATAATCCAAAACTAAAAATTATACAAACAACCCACACCGGAGAACTAGCCATAAGATTCGGGCGTAAAGCAAAGACGCTTATGGATTCAGATGAATACAAAGAAATATTTCCAACACGTCTTAGAGAAGATTCACAAGCTGCCGGTAAATGGGAAACAGCACAAGGCGGCGAGTATTTCGCATCAGGCGTCGGGGGTGCTATTACAGGAAGAGGCGCAGATCTACTTATCATTGACGATCCACACTCAGAGCAAGACGCTATGAACAAACAAGCTCTTGAGCGAGCATACGAGTGGTATACATCAGGACCAAGGCAACGTTTACAACCAGGAGGTAAGATTGTTTGTGTAATGACCAGATGGAATACGAAAGATTTAACAGGCATGTTATTACAATCTCAAAAAGCAGCTAAAGCAGATAAATGGGAGATCGTAGAGTTTCCAGCTATTATGCCATCGGGTAAACCTGTTTGGCCAGAGTATTGGAAGTTAAAAGAATTAGAAGGTGTAAAGGCATCACTATCCGTTGCTAAATGGAATGCACAGTGGATGCAAAACCCAACATCAGAAGAAGGTGCTATCATCAAACGTGAATGGTGGAAGCCTTGGGAAAAAGAAACACTGCCTGCTTTAAAGCATGTCATACAATCTTATGATACAGCGTTTATGAAAAAACAAACGGCAGACTATTCTGCAATTACCACATGGGGTGTGTTTCAAGAGAATGAAGATATGCCACATAATTTAATATTATTAGACTCTGTAAAAGATAGATTAGAGTTTCCAGAGTTAAGACGACTTGCAAAAGAACAGTACGATTACTGGCAACCAGAGACTGTGTTAGTTGAGGCCAAAGCTTCTGGATTACCACTAACTCATGAACTTAGAGCCATGGGTATACCGGTAGTTAACTTCACACCATCTAAAGGTAATGATAAACATACCCGTGTAAATTCTATTGCACCTTTATTTGAAAGTGGTATGATATGGGCTCCTACACAAGAAAAGTTTGCACAGGAAGTTATTGAAGAATGTGCAGCGTTTCCGTATGGAGATCATGATGACTTGGTCGATTCTATGACCCAAGCAGTCATGCGCTTTAGACAGGGAGGTCTGGTGACTCACCCTGAAGATTACGAGGACGAAAAGCTCCCTCCAAAAAAATACAGTTACTATTGGTAAACTATGAATTTATTATTTAAACTTATAAGAGCGTTTAAAAAAGCAAACGGTAGATCACCTACTCCAGGTGAATTAGCTGAATTACAAAAACAAGCGATGGCACCAAAGTCAGCAGACATTATTAAATTTCCTGAAGGTGGTAAAGACAGAGTTCCAGTTGAAAAACAATTTGGTGGTATTAAATCTTTAGATGAGTTTAAAGAATCAGAAGATATTTATGAAATTGAGAGAAAGCTTTTAGGTGAAAATCAAAATTTAAAAGATTTACTTAAATCAAAAGAAGGAACGATTAGCAGAATTAAAGGCGGTATTTCTACAAAAATAAAATTAAATGGTCCAGCGAGTAACAGAGATTATGCTAAAGAGCTTATTGGTGGAAAGAGTGAAGAATTTAATAGTTTAAAATCAGAGGACAAAAAAGAACTTTTAGATTTGTTAGAGGCAGAAATTAAAAAAGATATGGAAGAAATACCTTTTGCAAAAGGTGGCCTAGCAAACATGCTGAGGTTATAATGAAGATTCACGAATACAATGAGATGATGTCCTATCTGACTAGACGCCCTATGTCTATGGGTGGTCGAGTTGGGTTTGCAAGAGGTGATTTTATTACAAAAGAAGGATATGGTAGAGGTGTAAAAAGATCAAACATACCTTTAAGTGAATATGAAAAAGAATACAAAGGAATAACTAAATATTATAATAAAACTAGATCAGGTAAATGGAGCTCTCTAACTTCACAACAAAGAAGTAATTTTATAAAAACATTTGAAAGAAACATTTTAAAACCAAAAGGATTATTAAAAGAATTAAAAGCTGATCCTGAAAAATTAAAAAAATTTAAAGAAGATGTAGCTAATAACTCTCGTGTCGAAATTAGAAGAATGTATGGTACAAAAGGTATTCCTCTATCTGAATCAGTTCTAGGAAGAATTTTAAGACAGTTTGGAATAACTAAATTTGGAAAAAGTGGTAGGGAGAGAGCAGCTATTTTAAAAGTAAAACCAGAAGTTACTAAAAATGCAAATAAAATTTTAAATATTTTAAAAAAGAATTCAAAAATAAGTGCAAACGATCTTTTTTTAAAAAGTAATCTTAAAAAAAATGATTTTGAAGGTGCAGTTCAAGCTTTAAAAGTAGACAAAAGTTATGCTGGAAAAAAACGTTTTAACATTCCAGAAAATCTTAAAGATAGAATTAAGCGAATTTCAGTCACAACAACTGTAGAAGAAACTTTAATTGAAAAAAAAGTACTAAAACCAAAAGAAATTAAAAGAAGTTTTACTGATCCTAGAAAAGCAATTTCTAAATTTTTTGAGAAGGGAACTGTATTTGAACATACTTTTCCTAGAACACTAATTCCTTTTGTAAAGGGAGCGAACAATCAAAAAGTTTTAGAGATAACGGGAACTAGAACTTCTCCTTTTTTAAATATATTTAAAAGACGATATGACAATTTACAAAGAGGAGCTGTAAGTAAATTTTTAAAGGATGGTGATTTAAAATCATATAATAAAACTATTAACAATATTAGAGACACAATAAAAAAAGCCACAGGTGGTTATGAAACGGGTTATATAAAATTTGATAAAAATAAAAAAGCAACTCCTGTGGTAAATGCCACTCCTGTTACTGAAGGGTTTAAACAGTTTGGAGTAGAAACTAATCAAAGAATGTCAGCATTTAAAAATGCAAAATATTCGTCTAATCTTCTTAGAAATTATTTAAAAAATCCAGACTTAGAAATATTTAATAGTTTAAGAACAGAATTTCCCCCGGAAAGAATTTCAAAAGATTTAATAAAAAATTTAGATACAGCTGCAAAAAGTTATGACAAAGCAGAACCTTTTGTAGGAAATATAAAAAAATTTACTAACTTTGCACAAAAAAATATAGAAAACCCATTAGTTAAAGCATTATTTAAAACATCATATGGAAAAGCAGCGCTAGTAACAGGAGCTGTTTTATCTCCAAGTTTATTAGCAGCAGACGAACCCGGAGCCGAGACACCCGATGATTTTCCAACAGGTAAAGTTGCAGCAGGAGCTGCGGCAGCACCACTAGCTACAAAAAAAGGAAGAAGTATTTATGGTAAAGCAGCAAAACAAATTGCAAGAGGTGTAGGAAAAACATTAGCTGTTGGCGCATTACCGCTAGAAGCTGGTTTTGTATTAAGTGATTTAAAATCAGGTGCATCCACACCTGAAGCATTAGCTAATATTGTTTTGTTAGGAGGAGCTGTAAGACAAAAAGAGAAAAAAGATTTTATATCAAATAAGTATGGTCCTGAAGTTTATGCACAAATTCAATCTTATAAAAGTTTTGGTGAAGATGGTATGGACATTCCACAAGAATTACCAGAACAATTTCAAACTATTGAATTAGAAGCAGATCAATTTGTAGAAGATGAAAGAACGAGAAGAGCTGAAGAATTTGCTAGACAAACAGAAGAGGATAGATCTTTACCATTAATACCAGAATCTATGACTGAAGGTTTGTATGCACTTGGTGGCCGTGTAGGTTTTGCAAAAGGACCAAAAGATCCAAGTAGAAGAAAATTTATAAAAATTATGGGTGGTCTTGCATCATTACCTTTGGTTGGAAAATATTTTAAACTTGCAGAGCCACTTTCTAAAGCAGCACCTGTCGCTACAGAAAGTGTAAAACTTGGTTTTGATAAATTTATGGTTTTAGTAAATAAAATAAAATCACTTGGTGATGATGTTACACCACAAAGATCAACTATTGAGAGAGAAAAAGTTACTGTCTATCAAGGTAAGGATGGCTCTGAATATGAATTAATAGAAGATTTAAATACAGGTAATAAGAGAGTTACAAAAGATAAACTTGGCGTAGGAACATATGGAGATAGATCTTACGACACAATAGACAATAGAACAGTTATGGAATATACAAAAGGCGAAACTATACCCGGTAAGAAAAAAGGAACTAAAGTTGCAGATCAATATGATGAATATGAGGAAGTTGCTGGTGTAGATGGTACGTTTGATGATGTTGATGATGTTCGAGAAACGGTTGTAAAAGAAATTGAAGATGAGCTTAAATAAACTAACAACAGGAGCACCACCTAAAAGAGGGCCTAATCCGAAGGGGTTGAATATCCCTCCTAAAAAGGTTAGAGTGGTTCGATTGGAGAAAATAAATGGCAGACGTAGACAAGGCTCTTCCAAACGTTGAGCAAACTATAAAAATACCTAGTCCAGAGGAATTACAGGTAGAATTAGAACAGACACAAAAAGAACCACAAGCACCTGTCGACGTTCAAACAAACGAAGATGGTAGTGTTGATATTAATTTTGATCCATCACAAGTAAATTTAGAACAAAGCCAAGATCATTTTTCTAATTTAGCAGAATTATTACCCGATAATATTCTTGCACCTATTGGTCAAGAGTTAGCTGCAAACTATCAAGATTATAAATCTTCAAGAGGTGATTGGGAAAAAGCATATACATCAGGATTAGATTTACTAGGTTTCAAATACGAAAGCAAAACAGAACCTTTCAAAGGTGCCTCAGGTGCCACGCACCCTGTACTAGCAGAAGCTGTTACACAGTTTCAATCATTAGCTTATAAAGAATTATTACCAGCACAAGGTCCTGTAAGAACACAGATTATTGGTTTACCAACAGCAGACAGAGAACAACAAGCTCAACGTGTAAAAGATTTTATGAATTACACAATTATGTCTGAGATGAAAGAATATGAAGCTGAGTTTGATCAAATGTTATTTTATTTACCATTATCAGGATCTGCATTTAAAAAAGTTTATTATGATTCTGTTATGGGTAGAGCTGTTTCTAAATTTGTACCCGCAGATGATTTAGTTGTACCGTACACTGCAACATCATTAGAAGATGCAGATGCAATTATACACACAATAAAAATTTCTGAAAATGAATTAAGAAAACAACAAGTAGGTGGTTTCTATAGAGATATAGAATTAAATCCTGCTTATGTAAACGAATCAGAAACAGATAAAAAAGAAAGAGAATTAGATGGCACAAGAAAAGGTAAAGATGAAAAAATGTATTCTTTATTAGAGTGTCATGTTAATTTAGATATTGACGGATTCAATGACGTTAATGCTGAAGGCGAACCAACAGGAATAAAATTACCTTACATTGTAACAATCGAAGAAGCTTCAAAAGAAGTTTTATCTATTAGAAGAAACTATGAAATTGGCGATGTAACTAAAAGCAAAATTAGTTACTTTGTTCATTTTAAATTTTTACCCGGTCTTGGCTTTTATGGTTTTGG